GTTTTATGGTTTAGAAACATTTGTCAGTTCACAAGCATCATCTGGAGGTACATATGTCTTTGAATCTTGGAATGGTTCTCAATGGGTTGAAACTATGGGGATGTGTACTAATGCTGATAAAGGTTTTTCATATGGTACCGATTATTTTATAAGACCTAATACAGATGAATTTATTAGAGTAGGTTTAGATGAGTTTATTGAATCCCCACTTACAGATTTTGCAGTATCCGCAGTTACATGGTCTAATAAAACTATTAATAGTATTGATGCCTATTGGTTAAGAATCAGGATTCGTACTGATGTAACGGGTAGTTTACCTAATTTTGAAAGGTTTAAAATTTTAGATAGTGTTTATTCTTTTTCTAAAAATGGTGTTCCTTCCGCAAAAGGGTTGGCACAATTTAGAAAAACAATAAACTTAAATGGTAATATATGGTCACCATCAGGTGGTGGAATGACATTAACGGATTATCAAAGGACTCTTGGTACTGGTGTAAATGCTTATACACATTACTTTGAAAACTCATTAATTGACGCTGCGGGAGAGAGTGTTAGTATACAATTCCCGTTACCAATCGGTACCTGTACTGCATTTCCAATAACAATGAAATTAGTTATGGAAGTACCAAATGGTGGAGGGACTATAGATAGTAATACAATAGAAATAATCACAAGTGCGTTACCTCAAGCAGTTGTTGGTACTTTAATTGCAGATTCTAGTGGTGGTGTTGAACCAATAAAAAGAACAATCGCCCAAACAAACACACTAGATTCTTTAAATCCATATGAGAATATTGTAGATGTTTTACCTGAAGGGTATACTCCAGGTGTTACTACTTGGGCTGATTTAAGAGATAAAATCTTCGAGATTGATTTGGGACAAATAAACGTTCAGACAATATATGAGGGGGACATTGTTTTTTTACAGACAGGAATCAATGCTCTAAATACAACAGGTAGTGGTGAGGTAGTTGTTTATGCGTTAATAATAGAAGGTGTATCACACCAAGACGGTAAAGGTATATAATTTACAATATTTTTTTTTGTAGTATTATAGTAAGATGAAAAATGTTTTATATAAGAACAAATCAATTGAACCTAGAAAAAGTGATGTCCATGGTTGGGGTGTATTTACAAAAGAAAAAATATCTAAAGGAGAGATATTAGAAGAGTGTCATTGTTTATATATGACAGAAGATGACGCTTCGTATACACACCATTTAAAACCAATAAGAATAAATACTATAAGAGTAGAAGATAATAATACATTTCCTTATGTTATTCCTTTTGGTTATGGTGCATTATTTAATTCATCTAACGACCCAAATATAATTTATAAGTGGGATAATGAAAATAAAATATTAGTATTTTACACATTAAGAGATATAGAAAAAAATGAAGAACTATTTTTAAATTATGAATTTAATAGGGTCTTAGCTAATACGGATTTATTTACTTTTAATTAACCTCATCACCATAGATATCAGTCTTAGGTTTACACCTTTCTCTGATTAGTTTTTCTACAAAGGCGAACATCTTTAAACCATTCTTTTCACAATATTCTTTTAATAATTTATGTGTTTGTGGTGTTATTTTTAAGTTTTTATCCCTTTTCATATACTATAAATATGTAAGTATGACAAAAGTAAGACAAAAATCATACTATTTTTTGTTGTATAACAACAAAATAAAATTTTTCAAAAATAACCGCATATTTATAATAAAAAGAAATTAATAATAAAAGTTTAAAAAATAAAATTAAATGGCATCAACAGACAGAATTTTTGTAAGTCCAGGTGTATTCACATCAGAGAAGGACTTAACATTCGTAACGAGACAAGTCGGAGTTACAACGTTGGGATTGTTAGGGGAAACACCTAAAGGTCCAGCGTTTGAACCAGTATTTATCTCAAACTACGATGAGTTTATTAGTTATTTTGGCGGATTAAACACAGATAAGTTTAAAGGGACAGGTTATCAAAAGTACGAACTAAACTATATCGCCAAATCATTTTTAACTCAAACCAATCAACTATATGTAAGTAGAATTTTAGGTTATTCGGGGTATAAAGCGGGAGATGCGTGGTCTATCACATTGGATTCCGCAGAAGATCCAACAACTGTAGGAAGTGCGGGAACTACATCATACCCAACACTTTTATCCTATACCGCAGAAACAACGGGAGCTCCAGTCACTTTAGATTGGGCAGACGCAAATTTAGAAGCATTATATAATGATGGACAATTCTCATTATCAACATTAGGACTATTAGATACAGGACAAACTATTTCACAATCTAACCCAATATACGTTAAAACAGGTTGTAACTTTAGTGGGGGGACTTTCGATATGGAAGTTACTGCAACAGGAACAAGTGGAAGTTTTGTAACTGGTACTACAAGTGGTACAGTTGTAAGTTACACCGCAACTTGTTTAACAGACATCGATGGTAGTGTTATTGCAACATTGAGATCGAGAGGTACTTACAACGCAGACGAAGAGTTAGTATTTGAAGTTACTGGTAATTCAGCAACAATGAGTAATACTACAAATATTGCAAGTAACGCATTGGCATCATTTACTATCGGTGGTACCGCAACAAATGGTAACACATTTAGTTATGACGTATCTATGGATAGAACTAAAAAGAATTATCTACCTAGAGTATTCGGTTCTTCCACACAAGATAAAGAAAATGAATTATGGGTTGAGGAAATCTATGAAAATGTGTTGGTGGACTTAATCGCTAAAGACCAAGTTAGAGGTTTAGATGTAACTTTCAACACTATCGAAACTACTGATACAAATAACTTAGATGATTATCAAGAACAATGGAAATCAGCGGCTTCACCTTGGGTTCTTTCAGAATTAATGGGAACAGGATCTGGAGCAACATTACAGAGACTATTTAGATTCATTACGATATCTGATGGTAGTGCTGCAAATGAAGACGTTAAATTTTCAATAGTTAATATCAGACCTGATAATAAAACATTTGACTTATTAGTTAGAAGTTTTAATGATACTGACGCTAATCCTAATGTAGTAGAGAAATTTTCAAACATTACTTTAGATGTAAGTGCAACAGGATTTATTGGTAGAAAAATTGGTACTTCTAACGGAGAATATCCTTTAAGAAGTAGATATATTATGGTTGAGTTGTATGACGAAAACGACCCTAGTTTAGCTAGTAGAGTACCTGCAGGATTCGAAGGGGTGTTAAATAGAACATACATTGGAAGTAGAACTTCTCTACCACCAAAAATTGAATATAAAACACAATACGCAACGTCTTTGACTACCGCACAATTAAGAAGAACTTATTTAGGTTTAAATTCTGGAATTGGTGTGGATCAAGACTTCTTTGATTATAAAGGTAAAAATGCAATTAACAACGGTGTATATACAGGAAAAACAGATGGTTTCCATTTAGACGTAAACGCAAATGGTGCAGAAGTAGACTTAGGTACTGATAGTTATGTTCCGACATTACAGGTTGGTGTATCTGCCTTTACTAACGATGCTAGTTTGGTAGGTGGTCCTTATGAAAGGTTATCAGCTAGAAAATTCACATTCACATCATTCGGTGGATGGGATGGATGGGATGAATATAGACTACAAAGAACTAATACAGATAATTATACTAAAACTGGTTCTAAAGGTTCTATAGGATTAACAAACGGAACATTCTCAACATTTGTAACAACTGAAGGAGATCAAGGAATTAATTCTGACTATTACGCTTACTTAAACGGAATATATACTTATAACAATCCTGAAGCGGTTAACATTAATGTTTTCGCAACACCAGGTATTGATTTAAGAGATAATATTGGATTAGTAAACAATGCGGTTGATATGGTAGAGGTTGATAGAGCAGATTCACTTTATGTGATGACTACTCCCGATACTGACTCAGATGGGGTGGCAATTACACCTGATGAGGCAGTAGATATCGTTGAGGATTCGGCAATCGATTCTAACTACTCCGCCACATACTGGCCATGGTTACAGATGAATGATACAGAACATAACAGATATGTATGGTTACCACCGACATTAGAGGTTATGAGAAATATCGCACTGACAGATAACGTAGCGTTCCCTTGGTTCGCAGCGGCTGGTTTAAATAGAGGTACAACAAACGCAATCAAAGCGAGAGTTAAACTGAAATTAGACGATAGAGATGACTTATACGAAGGGAGAATTAACCCAATGGCGACATTCTCAGACGTAGGAGTTGTAATCTTCGGTAATAAAACACTACAAGTTAAAGAAACTGCTCTTAACAGAATCAATGTTAGAAGATTGTTGTTACAAGCGAGAAAACTTATTTCAGCGGTGTCAATCAGATTGTTATTCGAACAAAATGATGATGTTGTAAGAAATCAGTTCTTAAGTTTGGTTAACCCAATTTTGGATAACATTAGAAAAGAGAGAGGTTTAACTGACTTTAGAGTTACATTGGATGACACACCAGAGTCTATTGATAGAAACGAACTTAATGGTAGAATATTTATTAAACCAACAAGATCGTTAGAATTCATTTCGATTGAGTTCAACATCACCAACACTGGAGCATCTTTCGATGATATCTAAAATAATAATATGGGGGGATTAACTCCCCCCTTTTTTTTTAAATCTAAAGAAATGAAAATTAAAAAAGACGGAAAAGTAATTACACTATCAGAAAGTGATTTACGTAGAATAGTTAAAAGAGTAATAAATGAGGGTAGTGATAAACCAATTGAAGATTGTTTTAAAAAGTCAAGTATTAAAATGCCCGCAGCATGTAAATTGGCAGACGGACAATCAGAGTGTTTAAAAAAATTAGGTGAGATGATAACATTAACAAATGCAATGGAAATCGCTTCAATCGTTAAGTGCGTTACAACGAAAATGGGGGGTAGTTACCCTATGGACGAAAAAATGTGATAATTGTACAATTATACAATTAAACCCATCAATAGATGGGTTTTTTTATTTATAAACAATATTTATATTATATGAATATTAAACTTACAGAGTCACAATATAAATTACTAAAAGAATTTAAGAAAAAAGCGTATTCATTTGATTGGGATGATAATATATTGGTTATGCCTACAAGAATACATTTAGAGTATAATGTTAATAGTAATGATATTTCGGATTTAGGTAGTGAAGGTAATACTATTTGGGTACCTGTTTCAGTATCGACAGAACAATTTAGGAGTGTTAGACATAAATTAGGAAAAGAGTTTAGATATCCAAATGATGATATTTTAAGTGCGTTTAAAGATTTTAGAGACTATGACGCATTTATTGAGGACACTAAAAGGGCATTAAGTAATCGTAGTTATGGGCCTAGTTTTGATAAGTTTAAAGAGGCATTAATAAGTGGTAGTGACTTTTCTATCATTACTGCTAGGTCTAACCCACCAAAGGCGATAAAAGAAGGTATAAAGGAGATAATTAAAGATATGAGTTGGGTAGAACAAAAAGAAATGGAAAGGAATCTTAATGGTTTATCAATAGACGAATTCTTAAATTTACAAGATTACCATCCAGTATCTTCAGAGGAATTTGCTCAAAGGTTTGGTTTAGAGAGTGTGGGTACAAATCCAGAAGAAGGAAAGAAAATTGCGTTTAAGAGTTTTGTTGATAGGATTGTTAGTCAAATAACTAAAATTAAAGATGACGAAGATTTCGAAGGTATTAGTGTTGGGTTCAGTGATGATGATGAGGGTAATGTAGAAGTTATAGAAGATTTAATTAGAGATGAATTAAAACGATTATATCCCGATATCACTTTTACTGTTTACGATACTTCAGACCCAAAAGATACAAAAAAGAAAAGAATAATTATAAAAAAATAGTTTTTTTTAAAAACTGAATATTTATATAGTAAATAAAGAATAACTATAATAAAAAATTAAAAAAAAGAAAAAATGGCAGATTTATTAATGAGAATGCCTGTTCCTTACGAACCGTTAAGAAAGAATAGGTTTATTTTAAGATTTCCCGATGAATTAGGGATACAAGAATGGTGGGTTTCTACAACATCTAGACCTAAATATACGAGTCAGGAAGTAGAAATTCCATTTTTAAATACATCTACTTATGTAATTGGTAGATTTAACTGGGATTCTATTTCAGTAACATTTAGAGATCCTATCGGACCTTCCGCAACACAGGCGTTGATGGAATGGGTACGTTTACACTCAGAATCAGTAACAGGTAGACAAGGTTATGCTGCGGGTTATAAGAAAGATGTAGAATTAGAAATGTTAGATCCAACAGGTGTCGTTGTACAAAAGTGGGTTCTTCAAGGAACACAATTGAATGACGCTGACTTTGGAAGTTTGGATTATAACTCTTCTGATTTGGCAGATATCACATGCACACTTCGTTTCGACAGAGCAATCAACGTATTCTAAGAGATTAGAATATTTAATTTCATAAAAAAATCCTTATCATTAGTTTGGTAGGGATTTTTTGCAATTTAGATATATTTATTAATATAATACATTATAAAAAAATAAGATGAAAAACATTAATACGTTAAACGAAGAGTTAAATAGAATGAAAACACTTATGAGTTTTGATATATCTAGTAATTCTTTAGATTATTTAATAGAACAAGAAGAAAAAATATATAAGTCAAAGGGTGACCCGTACGAGTATAAATTAGAAGATGGTGTGTGGTATACTAAAGGGTTAAAAATAAAAGACTGGAAAAGTTTAAAAGGTAATCAAAAAGCTATAGATACATTAAATAAAAGACATCCTGAGGCGATGTCTAAAAGTACTACAGATAGTAAAGATACGAAAACTAATACAGATA